AAATGTAATTACATTAGAAGAAGCAATTGACTTTGAAAATAAAAGAATTGGAAGATTACTAAAAGAGAATACTTCAAGATATTAAAAACAAGCCCTAGTGTAAGGTGAAAAGTAAATCTATGGAAATGTGATTGAACTCTTAATAGGAGGTCATGAAATAGAGCCTTACTCATTGAAAGATGAAACGCTGGATAAAATACCACTTCGAAAATGGTATAATTGTTGGTTCGACTCCAACCTAGGGCACAATGCACAATGACTCAAGGCATCATGTGTGTATAACAAAAGAAGACCTTTAATAAAAATAATTAAGAAATGGCAGAAATTAAATTAGTTAGCGAAATTGTAAACGATGATTATACTCAATACGTTTATGACAAATTTGACATCCAAGATAGTCAAAAGACAGAAGTTGTGGTCAATTATGACTTTAGCCCAATAAAGGGGAAGCAATGGAATATTGGAGTTGTTTATGGAAGTAGTGGTTGTGGAAAGACTACAATATTAAAATCTTTAGGTAAACTATCTAATGTAGACTTTGATAGAGACAAGGCTCTTATTAGTAACTTTGACTTTATGAGTCCAGATGATGCGTCTAGGGTTTTAATGTCTATGGGACTAAGTAGTGTTCCAACTTGGCTAAGACCATTCTCATCATTAAGTAATGGAGAACAATATAGAGCAGAATTAGCTTATAAGGTTGCTAGGGCTAGTGAGGGTGATATAATATTGATTGATGAATATACTTCAGTTGTAGATAGAGATGTTGCAAAAGCTATGAGCTTTGCTTTACAAAAATACATTAGAAAGACAAATAAGAAAATAGTTTTGGCTAGTTGTCATTATGACATTATGGAATGGTTGATGCCTGATTGGACTTGTTCACCACAAAAAGGAGGCGTGCTCGTAGAGCATGACTATCGGCTCAGAAGCCGTCCAAACATCGAACTACAAGTCAGTAGAGTCGAGTATAGTGCTTGGGACATCTTCAAAAAACATCACTATTTAACTGCTGATTGTTCAAAGGGTTTCGGATACTTGATGTTTACGTGGGATGATAAGCCAGTAGCTATTTGTGTTTATAAGCCACAGCCTACGGGAGCTGTTCCTAATGGATACGCATTGGCTAGAACTGTTGTTTTGCCTGACTTTCAAGGTATGGGAATTGGGGTTTCTATAAGTAATTTTGTTAGTTCTTTACTAGTTAATATGGGAAAAAGGGTTTATACAAAAACCATAAGTCCTGCACTGGGAGAGTATAGGAGTAGATCAAAAGATTTTAGACCAACGTCAAACAATGGAAAGACTAGAAAGTTTAATGGAAAAGGCAAGAACGCTATGGACAGTAAGAATAGATTAAGTAGAGCTTCATATTGTCATGAATATGTAGGAGTTGGACTTAGTGGTTATGAAGAGCTATTGTTACCTATTAAGGAGATGAGAGATAACAAAAAGAAGACAATTCAATTAGATTTAGAATTATGATACATGAGTTAGATATATTGGGAAAGTATTACACACAAATAATAAATAATAACAAACACTTTGAGCTGAGGAGAGATCGTGGATTTTGTGTAGGTGATTCAATACTATTGAAGGAGCTTTGTGCTGACGGAATAGGTTATACAAAGAGAGAGTTGACGAAAACTATAAAATACATTTCAAGAGATGTTCCTCAATATGGGCTAATGGATGGATTTGTTATTTTAAGTATTTAAAAAAATTTTTAAAAAAACTTGTGGGAACCAAAATAAAGTATTATCTTTACGGTGTAAACAAATAAAAAATATAAATAATAAATATATGCAATACACAATTCATGTAGGAGGTAATCCTATAGTACTAGAACACGATAATTTAGAGTCAACTATTAATGTAGATGATTTAACAATTATAGATACTTCAAATATATTTGGAGAAGCTGTAACAATTAGTGCTGCAGTAAATAGAATAGGATTATTAAAGTCTGAAGTAGAAGCTCAAATGGCAACTACTAAATTAGAGTATAAAATTTACGAAGGTACTTTTAAGTCTAAGTTAAGAAAGCAGGCAGCTAATAATTCAGGATTCTATACGATAAGAGTAGAGAATGAGGATGTAAGAGTTAAGGCAACAGAAACGTCTTTAGCTTCTTCATTTGAAGCTGATCCAAAGTGGATTGAATTAAAAAAGAACTTTATTACTGCAGAGAAGAATTTTAATGCACTAAGTTCCTTATATTGGGCTTGTCAAGATAAGTCTAGAAAATTAAATGGATTAACTAACGGGACAACTCCTGAGGAATTTATAGAGGGATTGATCGAAGGTAAAGTTAATGGAATATTAATAAATAAAAAGTAATAAAATGAAAAAAGTATTAGTAGTATTGGTAATGAGTTTAAGTTTATTTAGCTGTTTACCAGCAGATGAAAAAATAATTGAATGTGAACCAATCGTTTTAGAGGGAATGTTTTACAGCTATGATAAGAGTAGTGGAGACATTAAATATAGTAAACATCAAGTGAACTACTTTTTTGTAGATGGTACAATTACTGTAAGAGATGCAAGATTCTTAATATTTAGAGGAACGTATTATATTAAGGATGGTGTATTGATTGCTACGTCTAACATAAAGAACATGGTTTACGATGAATACGATACAATCGAAATACAAATATCTTTAGACAAAGATGGTAAGTCGTTTAGTGTAGCTAACACTTGGACATGGTTCATCACATCTAGTGAAGTAAGAGGAGATTTTAAATTTATATACAAATAAAAAAGATTAGGACCCAAGGCATCCTGATTTAAAAAAGAAGCCCTTTAGTATTAATCGTGGCATAAGTAAGTCCACACAAAACTATTAAAATTATGGCAGGATTAGGAACTGTAAAAGAAGGTGGTAGATCAACATTTTTAACTATCGCAGGAGGATTTATTTGGGACAGAAAAGCTGACGCAAGCAATCCAAATTACGCAACACAAGAATTCAAAAGAGCTGATGGAACAGTTGGAGAAAGAGCAGGTGCACGCTATGCTGATTTGACTGGAAATATCTCAAAAGTAGAATTTAGAACTCATCCACAATATGGAGAGAATGTTAATGTTACGATCACAGCAAATGGAGAGGACTTCATTTTAAGTGTATCGACAAACAATAGGTATTCTCAAGATTTGATGAAGGCATTGTTAAATGCTGACTTATCTCAATCTATATTTATCAAGCCTTATGACTTCATAGGTAAGGATAAGAAAAGAGCTATGGGAGTTTCATTTAGACAAAATGGAGAGAAGATTTCTCTAAGGGTCGAAGGTGCTCCAACACAGCCAGGAGAGTGGTTTAAGACTGCAGGATCTAAAAACATTAAAAGATTCTTCGAAGACTTGAATGAGTGGTTTGTAAATGAAGTAACTGCAAAGGTAGTTGGAAAGGTGTCTTCTCCAATAGTAGAAGAAGTTAAGCAAGTAGAAGTTGCTCCACAAGTAGTAAAAAAGGTAGAGCAAGAAGATAAGCCAATAGCTAAAGTTGACAATTCTGATTTGGATTCACAACTAGATGCATTATTAGGATAGTATTAACATAATTTTGACAAGGGGACTTAGGTTCCCTTTTGTCATTTTTCTTAAAATTAAATACATATGAAGCCAATAGCAATAATATTTAACGATGCACATCTCAAGACTGGGAATGAGCAGGATGTAATTCACTCAGTAAAGCACATGCTAAAGTATGCAAAATCTGAAGGAATAAATAAATTAATTTTTGCTGGAGATTTATTTGATTCTAGATCGTTTCAAAGACAAAGTGTATTACAAGCTTTTGATGAAATATTAGATTTAGTAAATAAGGCTAAGTGTACGTTATACATATTTCCAGGAAATCACGATAAGACAATTTATGCTTCTTATGATAGTTTTTTAGATGTATATAGACATTATCCAAATGTAGTATTCAATAGAGAATTATCTATTATTGATATAGAAGGAATAAGTATTACTTTATTACCATTCTTTTCAGATGATATGTTAATTCCAATGTTAGAAGAAGCAAAGCCTACAGATGTGTTAATTAGTCATTTTGAAATGGCTGGTTCAACTCACTTAGGAAAAGTTAGTACAAAGTCAACAATTAATAAAAAGTTATTAAGTAAATTTACTAAAACTTACTTAGGACATTATCACAATCATCATGAGATAACAAAGGACATAGTTCATCTACCTTCATTAAGACAAAGTAATTTTGGAGAAGATGAGAATAAGGGATTTGCTATATTGAATGACGATCTAAGTTATAAACTTATAAATGGTGATTTTAAACGATTTAAGAAGTTAACTATTGACATTAATAAAACTACATCAAAGGATATAAAGCAATTGATTACAACGTATCAAAATAGCTCAGACACAATAAGGTTTGAGTTCATAGGAGAAGAAAGTAAATTAAAGGCTTTAGACAAGTCTCAATTCAATGGTTCTGGAATAGATGTTAAAGTTAAATACAATGTAAAATATGATTACACAGATGATCAAATTACATTACCTACTGTAGTTGAACGCTACGGAGAGGATCAAGTTAGAGAAGCCTTTAAGGGTTTTTGTGACGAAAAGGGATATGAATACCAACAAGGTGTCATGTTATTAGACGAATTTTTAAAAAATAAATAAATGGGTAAAGGAATTAAAAGTGCATTAGCAGCATTAGAGAAGCGTTTTGGAGAGCCAGTTGTTATGAAGATGGACGATGCAAATACTGGAATCGCTACATTTAGTAGTGGAAGACCATCACTTGATAGTAAGTTAGGTGGAGGGTTTGGTATTGGAAAGATTATTGAAATCTATGCAGAGTCAGGATGTGGTAAGACAGGACTAGCTTTAGAAGCTATAAAGTCTATGCAAGATAGAGAAGGAGTTTGTGCAATCATTGATGCTGAGCACGCTTTGAATACAGAGTATTGTGAACAAATTGGTGTAAATACAGATGACTTATATATCTCACAACCAACCTATGGAGAGCAAGCTTTTGAAGCAATTAGGGCTTTAATTAATACTGGAGAAGTTGATTTAATTGTAGTTGATTCAGTTGCAGCTATGATTCCAAAAGCAGAATTGGAAGGAGAAAGTGGAGAAGCTAAAATTGCTTTGCAGGCTAGAATGATGTCTCAAGGTATGAAGCTTATTACAGGACCTGCTTCAGATAACAATTGTACTGTAATTTTTATTAATCAATTAAGAAAGACGATCGCAATGTATGGTCCTTCTGAAACTACAACGGGTGGTAAAGCATTAAAATTTTATGCTACACAACGTTTAGAGATTAAAAATAGAGGTATGATAAAAGAGGGTGATGATGTTATTGGATTTAAGCAACAAATAAAGATGGTTAAAAACAAAGTAGCAGCACCTTTCCAAGTACTACAAGAAGATATTATATATGGAAAAGGGGTAGACAATACTCAAGGACTAGTTGAAGCATTAGTATTTGAAGGAGTACTAGAGAAGGCAGGTTCATGGTTTAAATACGAAGGAGTAAATATAGCTCAAGGTATGAAGAAACTAAGAGTCACTTTAGAGGAAAATCCTGACTTATTAGATAAGTTACAATCTGACTTGTCTGCTTTGAGGAAATAAAATAAATAAAAATATTGATAGGAGTGTTGTTTTTTAAAAATAATATTCCTATCTTTGTTTTTTAAAACTATATAACGATATGAGATTAGATAAAATAATATTAGATAACTTTTTAACCTATGAGCATTTAGAGTATGATATCTCTAAGAAACCTCTATTGGTACAAGGGTTAAATAAGACTGAAGAGGATCAGGAATCAAATGGATCAGGAAAGTCAGGTATCTTTAGTGGTATCGAATTTTGTATTACAGCATCTAATTCAAGAGATGTTAGAGATAAGGAATTAGTAATGTTTGGAGAGAAAGAGGCTAGAACTCAACTATATGCTTCTTGTGATGTAAGAAAACAAGCCATTCATATAGATTGGAAAATAAAAGTCAAAGGTTCAAATGTTCTTACCTTAAATAAAAGAGCATACGATGGAGAGTGGGAGAACATAAGTTTCTCAAATGTAAATGATGGAAAGAAATATATCCTTAATTGGTTTGCAATAGAAAAAGAAGATTTGTTTAATTACTACATAATTAATAAGTCAAGATTTAAAACTTTCTTCAAAGCAAGCAATAAGGAAAAAGTAGAGTTGATAAATAGATTTAGTGATGCATCTATAATAGATGGACTAGATAAGATTGACAATACTGAATTACAAAATGAATATAATGATATCAAATCAGAGATTGATAAGATAGATGGAAAGATAGAATTAACTGATGAGCAAATCTTAGAAGAGAAGTCTAAGGATGTTGAATTAGAAAATAAGTTATTAAAAGA